TGGTCAAAGTCGAATCACGTCTACACCTTTGGGAAGGGTATTATAGAGTTCTTCTCCGCCGATGAGCCGTCAAAACTACGGGGCGGCAGACGACAGATATTATTCTTGAATGAGGCCAATAATATCCCTTACGAGGGATTCAAGGAACTGGACATACGCACTGAGTTATTCACCTTCCTTGACTGGAACCCTGTCAGTTCCTTTTGGGCGCACGAGTTCCTAATCGGCAAGACTGAGAACGCCTATATCCACAGCACATATCAGGATGCAATCAAAGTATTACCACAGGAAGTTATTAAGAACATAGAGAGCAACCGGGACACTGATCCGAACTGGTGGAACGTTTATGGCCTCGGCCTCCTCGGTAAGATCGAGGGCCTTGTGTTCCCCCTCTTCAGCCAGTGCGACGAACTGCCAACGGGCGGCGATAAGGTTATCGGGCTGGACTTCGGGTTCTCCGGCGATCCCGCCGCCGTCACTGACAACCGCATATTCAACAAATCAATGGAGATGTACTCCAGGGAACTGATATATGACTACGGCCTGACGAACCAAGACCTGTCCAGACGCATGGAACAGGCCGGTATACAGAAGCACCACGACGAGATATTCGCGGACTCAGCAGAGCCCAAGTCCATCGAGGAGCTTTATAGACTAGGCTGGAACATCAAGGGCGCGCCAAAGGGACAGGGCAGCGTCGAGTACAGGCACCAGAAGACGCGGCAATACAAGCAGTTCTGGACAAAGGACAGCGTGAACTGCATCAAAGAGCAGCGCAACTTCCAGTATATCAAGGACAAGAACGGCAAACTCACTGATAAGACCACTCACATGTGGTCGCACGGCATGGACTCGCGCGATTACGCGGTAGTGGGAAAGCAAGAACCTATCCCAGAGGAAAAGGTTGTAATCTACGACTCAATGCAACTTATCAATAAAGACATCGACATGAGGTATTAGATGGCAAAAAAAACAACCGTTACGGCCAAAGAAAAGAAAATAGGGCTTCAGTCCCTGGCCAATGACCCTGTTCAACTACTCGCCGACACACCGCTCGCCTCGATATTTCGTGAAGCATTGTCCGATGTCGAGCGCGACCTGGCGCTTGAGGACAAGGGCTGGATAACCAACCTGTCCGGAACCAATGTCATAGAAGGTTCAGAGCGCATAGGTATCATAAACCGCGCGCGGCAATGTTATCACTACTACGCACTGGCCAAGCAGGGTATAAGGCTATGGGTCAACTATACCTTCGGCACCGGCATAAGCTGGACTATCGTTGACATCGATGAGAACGGCAAGCCTATCGAAGACCAGGAGAGCGAAGCCAGTAAGATAATCTCCGAAATATGGTACGGGCATAACAACGAGTCGGTATTCTCGGCAAAGGGTCAGTACAAGTCGGCGAGGAAACTGCTCATCGACGGCGAGGTGTTCTTCGCCCTGTTTGTTGGCGCGGACGAAACCAATGTTCGCAGGATTGACCCGCTTGAGATCACAGAGATAATCACCGACAAGGACGACACTGAGAATGTCCTGCTCTACAAAAGGGAGTGGACGGACAGTGCCGGTGGTTCTCATACCGCATACTATCCTTCAATCACCAACCTTGACCGTAAGCCGGTGAAAGATTCGTCTGGTTCTCAAAAGAGTCCAGATAAGAACGCGCCATTCGTCTACCATCTGCCACTAGACGAACTCGGCGATAGAGGAGTATCAATCTTAACTCCGATATTGGACTGGCTGAAACTGTATCGCCGCTACATGGCCTCAAGAGTGGCTGTAATGCTTGCCCTTGCCCGTTTTGCATGGAAGGTAAAGGTAAAGGGCGGCGCGACTGCTGTGGCGTCTGAAAAAGGCAAATTTAACGACACCATGTATCAGGCCGGGTCAATCCGCATAGAGAATGAAGGTGTTGATACCACTCAGATCAAGACCGACTCAGGAGGCGCAGCTGCATCCGAGGACGGCCGACAGTTGAAGCTCTTGATAGCAAACGGCTTCGGCATACCTGAGCAATATTTCTGTGACATATCGACCGGCAACCTTGCCACAGCCAAGACGGTAGAGTTGCCGATGCTAAAACAATTTCAGACACATCAACAGTTATGGGGAGATGCTTACCGCACCATCTTCGAGGTTATTTTAACTATAAAAGACATTGACCTGGATAAGATCAATATCGACATTGATTTCCCTGAGATCGCCCCGGAGGACGCGGTGGCTGCGGTCACGGCGATCAATCAGGCGGTTATGGCCTTCCCTGAGTTCGCATCGTCTCCAGAAGTGCAAAAGCTGACATTAATGAATCTCGGCCTCAACAACACCGACGAGATACTGCAGGCGCTCAATGCTGCAGTAGGTGAGGTTGGGTTTTCAAGGATGCTTGAGGTTATAACTAAAATGCGCGAGAGCATAGAAAAGGAGCTGCCATGCAATGTCCAAAATGTCAAGGAACGGGGATCGAAGAAAAAGAAGGCGGGTTAATCTCAAGGAGATGCCCTGTCTGTAAGGGAGCAAAGGTCATACCAGATGATAAACCAGAAGACATACAACCAGAAAAGGTTGAAATCACTGATACGGAAGGAACTGACGGAGGCGCTGGACCTGTTGGAGATCAGCACGCGCCGGAGGATACCGGCAAGCATAACAAGCCCGCAAAACCTAGAACTCGCAAGAACGTTCGAAGACGCTCTAAATAGCTACTTCGGCGAGCTGGCAAGGTTCGATATACCCAGTGTGGCAACCATGAACGCAGTTATAGATATCCTAGACAGCCAGTTGAACTCGATTGTATCGGGCAATATCGCAAGGGCCTACATTCAAGGCTCTATAGAGACGTTGCAGTGGGGGCAGACAAAGACAGGGAAGCCCATATTCTTCGAAGGGCCTCCCATGCAACAGGCTATTGATTGGGCGAACGAGCACGGCGCCGAGCTGGTTAAGAACATCAATGAGGAGACACGGAGTAAGCTGTCAAAGGTTATCGCCGATGGCATCGAGAACAAGCGCGGCGTCGACGGCATAGCGCGGGACATCAGGACAGCCATAGCGGACATGAGCCCCACAAGGTCGAAACTCATTTCACACACAGAGACAGGTAACGCGCTCGGCCAGAGCGTTCTCGACCGCTCGATAGACATGGGTGTCAATGGCAAGGAGTGGATACTCGGTTCAGGCGGCAGGACAGGGAACTGCGACGAATGCATAGCCAATTCCGAGGCTGGTGTCATACCGATAGATCAAGAGTTTCCCAGTGGCGTGATGACAGTTCTACAGCATCCTGGCTGCACATGCGCGGTTTTGCCCGCAATGATAAAGGAGCCTTAATGAAACACAAAATGCTAGGGCGATATTCAGTGGTGGTAGATAGTGATAATCCTAATTGGGACAGAATACAGTCAGAGATAGAAGAAACACTCCGTAATATTAAAGTACATAAAGACTGTACAGACTGTACAACCTGCAAAAGTGCCATAGGGTGCGGTGCAGGTCAATATTGTTGTAACTCTCAGGGTGAACACTATCTCAAACACAGCACAGAGGACAAGGTTTGCAGCCTTTATTCAATGGCTGATTGGGTAGCGATAAAGGAGTGAATGATGGATGGACTAATCATCGAACTACCCGAGACAACAAATGTCACGGCATTACTGTTCACAATAAAGGATACTGTCAAGCAGCAATTTGCGGAAAGCCTGTTTATGTTGTGGCAAGCCATAAAGGATGAATGTGAGAGGAAGGGGCTGCACTCGGAAAACGGGTGCTATCCCGTGACCGTCGAAATGCCCTGCGGCGTGAAACGGGTATATGATGACCTCTCATTCGTCCCCTTAGTGGATACGCCTTGTCCATGCGGTAATCCTGATCACTGGCTGGTAAGATGGGAGATAGAATAGGAGGAAACGATGCCATATCCAACCTTAGATAGTTTGCCAGATTGGGTGAAAGAAATGCCCAAGCATGCCCAGGAAATATATCAAGCATCATGGAATGCTGCCTATGAAGAATATAAAGATGAGGGCAAGACCGCGGCAACTGCAATTACTGCCGTTAAGACTAAATTTGAGAAAAGTGAAGACGGCAAGTGGAAGGCAAAGGAAGCTGTCGATATCAACCCGGGAGAACTCAGTTCTGAGGATAAGCGTCGGTTGATCCAGAGTGAGTTAGAAAAAGGGCGAAATCCAGAGGCTATCGCTACAAAGTTGTCACCTTGGCTAAGAGATATCTTTGACACTGAGATTGTCTATGAACTGGGCGGTCAACTGTTTAAAGCACCGTACACGATAGATGACACAGGGAAGGTCACTATCGGGACTCCTACTAAGGTTATTGCTGTCACTCAATATAAGGCGACTGAGGTTAAGTCCCTCCAGAACGAAATTGTACAGCTCTCCGGTTTTCGGGCCATAGATGCAAGCGACAAGCGGCTGGTCAAATCTCTGTCTAAAGAGGCCAAAGTTCAGGAGTGCGAAGACTGTATCAAGTGGCTGAAAGAAGAGGCCGTTGTTAAAACCGAGGACGGCGT